TCGGTAACTCTTCCTTTCTTTGCTAAATCTAATAAATCCGCCATACCTATAAATACTAATTTGAACTATTTTCCAATTCAATTAGATAATTTATATAGTATCTCCTAATGTATATTGGCATAGATAAGATATCTCCATAAGAGAATCCTCTTTTAATTAGATACAATATTTCATCTAACTGTCCTTTCTTATAATCCGTAGAAAGGGCGAAAAAACTCTACCCCGAATCCGATATCTACTAGTACGGACTCTCCTGACGGGGATTTTACTTCTTTTTTAAGGTCTAAACCTGGAGTGTTATCTTTAACATATTTTCTAAAATCTTGACTGTCTTTAATCGGAAGTTTTTGGATAAAATTGTGAATATTCATCATATCTTTATTTCCTGCAACCGATTTAATCATCATTTCAAGTTGTTTGGTAACAATAGGTGGTACACCTTGTCCTTTCCAACTCTTTTCAATTTCATCAATATCGTTTTGTTGTTTCTTGTTTAAAAATTTAAAAGTGATGTCGACATTACTTTTTTCCATATGATAATGAAATTCACCATTCCCATCCGACTCTAATGTGAAATCTTTAAATTTCATTTCACTAATATCAATTGAGGCAGAAAAATCTTCATTAGTTTTTGGGTCCTTTAGATGAACTTTATATTCAGGACCAAATGCAGTATTTCTTAAAAATAATAATATTGCCTGTTTATCTTCATCAACCAAATCATCGATATTGAAATCTCTTTCTAAAACTTTTCTTTTTAAAAGTTCTTCAACGACAGTATTTGATGCAATCAAGTTCTGTGCGGAAAGAATGTTTTCATCCGCAGCAGTTAAATAAGCAACTCGTAATGATTTCTTTTTTGTTGGATAATGTATACCTCTTGAAGGTAATTCCACCACATCATACGCAATGGTGGGGTCGACTTTAAATTCTTCCATAAATGTTTTTGTTATAACTATATAAGTTTACGTAATTTATATAAAAAAGTAAAGGTCTCCTTTTGAGAGACCTTCGCTTTGACAGATTTTGTTTTATTTTAGTATACTTGAATACATCTATCCATTCTCAATGAACAAGTGATAGTTGCGATATCATCTCTTGAATAATCAAGTTCATTGAAGTTTAAGTCGGTGATGAAAGTACCTTGAAGAATCCATTTTTCAACCACAACACCTGTTGGGTCTAACATTTCTAATTCAATGTCTTTCTTATAACCTGCAGCATAACCCATACGACCTGTTACCGATTCAGCGTGTAAACGGAACCACTCCATCAATGCTTGTGATGCCGAAGGACCAATTGGGTCTTTAAAGGTTACTCTTAATTCATTCCATTCAAATCTACCAGCAACGTAAGTTGAAGTATTGATAAATGGAATCGCTACTGAGTTGATTTTAGCACTCGGTCTAGCCGCTGACGAAACGTACCATTCGTTGATTCCCAATGAAGAAGGGAAACGAAGGATAAATCTGTTTACTCTTTTCGGTTCGTAAGGAACCGGCATTTTCATTAATAAATCTGCCATGTCTATGTTTTTTTAATTTTTTAAGTTTATCTTACTTTCTTATAAATATGTTATTATCTAAAAAATATAATTTGTTTATCTGCACCTCTTGTTAATGTCATTTTTTTTTCGTATTTTTTCCATACTAGTATAATACTAGAACTAGAAATAAAACTAGAAAATAATAATACTAGAACTAGATACTAGAATATTCTGGTATAATACTGGGTGGTTTATCAAAGTATATTTTTTATAAATTTTGGTTCCATGTGAAACATATAAAAGGGGAAGCGGTTAAACTTCCCCTTTTTTCATTTAGATATTATCAAATGATGCTCCTGTTGGTGTGATTATGAACTCAACATCAATGAATTCAAGTGAACGAGTTGGTTTGATATAAATCTTACCTCTAAGAGTGTTTGCATCAATGTCCTCTGGGTCATTTGATACAGTTACACGGAATTCGTATAAACCTCTTTCTCTCTTAATTGCTTCAAGAATTGGGTTAACCAATCTCAAGAACTCATTTCTTACTTGCTCATCGTTTTGTTCAAATAGTAATCTAACCGCAACTGCTGAAATTAACTTTCTTGCTCTTAACAACAATCTTCTTACGTTAATTCTATCCAACGCAGATTCTCTAACTTGAAGGGTTTTGTTACCCCAAATGATAGTACCAGTATCTGAGAAGGTTGCGATTGGGTTAATTCTATTTTTGTATAACTCATCTCTTTCGTCAAGTGTCAATTTCTTAGTTGCTTTGATAGCTTTTACTAAACCTCTTGAGTAACCTGCTACTGCGAACCATGGGAATGATACGTTGTCGGTAAGTGCGATGTTTCTAACTACCTCACCTGTTGGTGGGATGTATAATTGTGTTGCGTTATCTTGGTCTCTAACCTGAATCCAAGGCCAGTATGTTGCTGAATAGTTAGTATCAAGTGCTACTCCATCTAATGCATCCACTACTTCCTCAACTGTTGAGAAATTAGGTGGTGCGATGATGTAAAGTGAATCCGCTCTATCATTTTCCATAATGTCAATTGCTTGTGAAGTCAATGAACTATGGTCGTAGAAGTTAATACCCGGAGTTGCGAAGATGTTAATGTCAACTGCTTCAGGGTTTGCGAATGTATTGATACCTTGTAGGTAAGCGTAGTAGTCAGAGTTTCCGACAGTTGTACTGAAAACACCACCATTTGAAGTGTTACCACTTACATAAGTTGGTTTTCCAAAGATGTACGGGTCTCCGAATGTTTTAACTTCTCTGTAGATATCCCAACCGTCAAAACCACCACATACTGCGAATGTGAATTTACGGTAGTTAATACTTGTCATTACGTTATCAACACCTGTTTGACCTTCTAAGTCGTAAGGAGTAGTTGTAAATGTTGTACCGGTGATTGTAGATGCGTTAGTTGATAAGTGGAAACCGCTAGTTGAACCCGCAGCTGCTGAACCTTTGTATTTGAAAAGGTCTTTATCATAACCAATTTGTGAAGAAAGACCAAAACTGATTTTTCTTACTTTGTCACCTGATGATAATTTTTGAGTACCATCACTTTCATATCCAATTACATCACCAGCTTCGAAGAATTGAGTTTTGTACATAACAGAACCCAAAGTTGTACCTGAGAATGATGTGTTAGCCGTGAATCCTTTGAAACCCGCAGGGAACGCATCCACCGGATGGTTACTTGCCATATTCAACATGATGTATTTTGAACGTAATTCATATTCACCGTCAGATGTACCAACTTTTCTTGCCACATAACCCGGTAGGTCAGGGTTCATAGAACATCTTGTGAATTTTTCAAGAACCACCATATTATCGTCAGAATCGTTAAAGTCACGAACAATCATATCAAATTCACCTGTTTCCAAGTTGATGTTGATGATTGAAACTTTAACTTGTTCGTTTGCTGCGTTACCATCAGAGATGGTGATAACATCAAACAAGTCAGATACTTCACCACCACGAACTTCAGAAACAACTGTTGGTGACATTGGGGTATCCCATTGTCCTACGAAATTATTTCCTTCTGATACGAATACCTCTGTTAAACTCAAACCTCTTACGAAACCTTGTTCGAAAGCTGATTTTAAATAGTTAGGGTATGATTCGTAAACATAAACCGGAACTTCTGATTTTGGTTTATCAAATACATCCGTACCTAAAACTTTAGTTACATATTTTGATGAAGTTGTGTCCATTGAACAAGTGAAAGTTTTTACTCCACTTGTTGCCCCTGTTACTGTGATAGTAAATTCAGAGAATGGATTAAACGGTAAATCGTCACCTGTAACATTGAAATGGTTGTTTGTTGTAACTTCTAAATTCAATGTTTGACCTGAGTAAGAACCTCTCGGACGGAAAGCGACTACTACTTGTTCGTCATAATCACTCATTAATGTTGAATCATAAACGAACTGTGTAACGTTGAATGTACCTGTACTTCCTGATGTGTATTCAAATAGGTATGAGTAAACTTCAGTACCTGCCGCGTTACAGAATTGGTTGTACCATTCCTTACCATTTGGGTTATCTGCGTCATTTAAACCGGTCAAAGGAGAAATTTCCTCCAAACTTGAGTTTAAACCTGAAGTTGCCGATGATGGTACCTCACCAATAACGAACCATTGTCCGTCATTAGATGCGGTGTTACCACTAAATGTTGAGAATAAGTAATCTGCCATTGATTGACCATCGTATGCGGTTACTCCTGACATGTTTGAGTAGAACGTACTACCCGTAATACCGTTAAATGTTGATGGGTCACAAGTTCCTGAAGTGTCTCCACTCAATGAACCCAAAGTAACTCCACCAAGGGTTTTTATTGCGAATGTTC